CAAGGACTACTATGTTTTTCAATTACTCGAACAATCGAGAAAGGGCTGATACAACTTGGATATTATAACGGTAGATTTTGAAACTTATTACGACAAAGACATTTCCCTACGTAAACTGACGACCGAAGAGTACATACGGCACGAACAGTTTGAAGTTATAGGACTGTCAGTAAAGGTAAACAACGGCGAAACATCTTGGTTAAGCGGAGATTATAGTGCCCTTAAAGATTATCTACATGCTAATTACGACTGGGCAAACTGTGCTGTACTGGCTCATAACACTATGTTTGATGGTGCTATTCTTAGTTGGGTATTCGACATACATCCTAAGCTGTTCCTTGATACGTTATGTATGGCGCGCGGTCTGCATGGCACTGAGGTGGGTGGTTCGCTTAAGTTCTTAGCTGACCTGTACGAGATCGGAGAGAAGGGCGATGAAGTAGGTAACGCACTGGGTAAACACCGTACAGATTTTACAGAGGAAGACCTCTCCAGATACGGCGACTACTGTATACAAGACACCGAGCTTACTTATAAGCTGTTCGATATATTCTTAAAAATATTCCCCAAGAAAGAACTTAAAGTTATAGACATGACTTTGCGTATGTTTATAGACCCCGTGTTAGAGCTGGATGCTGCAAAACTACTCGATCATTTGGATACACTTAAAGAACAGAAAGAGAAGTTGTTAGGGGAATGCGATATAGAGAAAGCTGATCTAATGTCTAACCCAAAGTTTGCAGTAGCGTTAGAGTCACTAGGGGTAATCCCCCCTACTAAGATAAGTGCGCGTACGGACAAGGAAGCATTCGCGTTTGCTAAGAGTGATGAGGGATTTAAAGCACTACAAGAACATGAAGACCCACGCGTACAAGCTTTAGTAGCTGCACGTATAGGACTAAAGAGTACGCTAGAAGAGACACGTACCGATAGGTTTCTTGGTATAAGTACACGCGGTACGTTGCCCACACCAATACGATACTACGCAGCGCATACAGGGCGTTGGGGGGGATCAGAGAAAATAAACCTGCAAAACCTACCATCAAGAGGGCCGAATGCCAAGGTACTGAAAGCATGTATTTGCGCCCCTGAAGGGCATACCCTAATTGAAGCCGACTCTGCACAGATAGAAGCTAGGGTTTTAGCGTGGCTAGCAGGAGAGACTGGGTTGGTTAGTGCTTTCGAGAACGGAGAAGATGTATACAAAAAGATGGCCGCTGCTATCTATGGGGTAACAGAAGGTGAGGTAAGTAAGCACCAAAGGTTTATTGGTAAGACCACTATACTAGGATGTGGGTACGGTATGGGCGCGGTTAAGTTTCGCAATCAGCTAAAGGGTATGGGTGTTGAGGTAAGCGAAGAAGAGTGTCAGTTTATTGTGCGCACTTATCGCTCCACACACAGAAATATAACTACGTTGTGGCGACGAGCACAAGATGTCTTGATGGGGATGTACCAAGGATATAGCAACCCACTGGGACGGCAGGGGGTACTAACAGTAGAGGCAGTCAACCAAGCTATACGTTTACCCTCGAACCTACTGATGCGGTATGACGCTTTAGAAGCAACACAAGGGGAGAAAGGTCCACAGTTTACGTACAAGACTCGACGGGGCCGAATCAATATCTATGGTGGAAAGGTGGTAGAGAATGTATGCCAAGCAATAGCTAGATGTGTTATGGCAGAACAAATGCTAATGATTTCAAAGAAGTACCGAGTTTTACTTACTGTACATGACTCTGTGATATGCTGTGTAAGTGACGAAGAAGTAGACGTAGCAGCAGCTTACGTCGCTGAGTGTATGCAATGGACACCTGATTGGGCGGCTGGTCTACCCTTAACTGGTGACGTGGATATAGGTAAGAACTACGGAGAATGTACGGCATGGGTAAACCCGCTTGGTCCTTTAGCAGTTTAAAAACGTTCGATCAATGCCCGAAGAAGTACTACCACACTAAAGTACTTAAAGATTACAAGGAAGACTTCAACACTGAGGCAATACTGTACGGTAACGAGTTCCATGAAGCCGCAGAAGTATATGTACGGGGTGATGTAGATAAGCTAGACCCAAGGTTCGACTATGCGTTAGCTGCGCTAGATAAAATTAAGGGTATGAAAGGCGAGAAACTCTGTGAGTTAAAGATGGGTTTGACAGAAAACCTTGAAGCCTGCGGGTTCTTCGATAAAGACGTATGGTTTCGAGGCGTAGCTGACTTAATTGTCTTAGATAGAGAAACAGGTGTAGCTAAAGTAATAGACTACAAGACGGGTAAGTCTGCTAAGTACGCAGATAAAGGGCAGTTAGAGTTGATGGCTTTGGCAGTGTTCAAGCACTACCCCGAAGTTAAGGTAGTAAAGGGCGGATTGTTCTTTGTTGTGTGTAACGTGCTTGTTAAAGAGACGTACACGATAGAGCAAGAATCTGCTCTTTGGAAAAAATGGTTAAGTGAGTACGGCAAAATGGAAAAAGCACTGGAAGTAAACGTGTGGAACGCCAAGCCTACAGGTTTATGCCGTGCATGGTGTGTAGTACTAGAGTGTCCGCATAACGGAAGGAGATAAGTATGGCAGCTAAGAGAAAGAAGCAAGTAAACGCGCCTGTTGGAAGTAAAGCGTTTACGGCTCGTATGGAACGGCAGGAGGCTAGGCGTAAGGTTGACAGAGAAGGAGTAGACAATAACAACAACGGCAAGGCCGACAAGCGCGAGGGCAAAGACGTTAGCCACAACGTAGCGTTGAGTCGAGGTGGTAGTAACGCCGACGGTGTAACAATAGAAAACTCCAGTACCAACCGTGCGCGTAAACCACGTAAGAAAACAGCTACCGCAAAAACTGGGGGTAAAATTGCGAACAACACAGTTTTAAAACGCCGTAGAAAATAGTACAAAAACGTAGTATAACAACACAAGAAGTAAGTAGAGCGAGGCACACAGTTGTTTCGCTCTGTTTCCTGCCCTCTGGAGAAAGAGATGCAAATAGTAGATAACCGAGCGTTGCGGCTCAAAGTACGTAACCCCAACAGGATACTGATGGCAATACCGCGTAGTAAACTGTTAGCTAAAAACGACGTGCTTATTAAATGGGGGATAGACGAGTGTAGAGTGCTTAAAAACTTAAATATAAAGGATGTCCCCTCACCTATTCTTGGGCAGTACAAATGGACGGGGGCACACAAGCCATTCGACCACCAAAAAACGACTTCTTCTTTCTTAACTATGCACCAACGCGCTTTCTGCTTTAACGAACAGGGCACAGGTAAAACCGCTAGTGCTATATGGGCTTCTGATTTTCTAATGAATCAAGGACTTATACGTCGAGTATTAGTTATATGCCCCTTATCTATTATGGATTCTGCGTGGCGCGCAGACCTATTTACTTTTGCTATGCACCGTACAGTTGATATAGCCCACGGAGCGCGTGCTAAACGCGAGAAGATAATCAAAGGAGAGGCTGAGTACGTAATCATAAACTACGACGGGGTAGAGATTGTACGTGACGCTATAGAACAAGGCGGGTTCGACCTTATTATTGCTGATGAAGCCACGCACTATAAAAACACACAATCTAAACGGTGGAAGATTTTAAATTCTTTAGTAAAACCAAATACTTGGTTGTGGATGATGACGGGCACTCCTGCTGCACAATCCCCAGTAGATGCTTATGGCTTAGCCAAACTTGTTAGTCCTAAAAATGTACCTAAATTTGCGGGGGCATTTAGAGAAATGGTGATGCAGAAAGTAACGCAGTTTAAGTGGGTGCCAAAAGCTACTGCTACGGATACCGTTTTTAATGCCCTACAACCAGCCATAAGATTTACTAAGGAACAGTGCCTCGACCTACCAGAGTTAACATACACTAAACGTATAGTTGAGTTGAATGCACAACAGAAGAAGTACTACGACATACTTAAGACTAAGATGCTGGCTGTGGCAGCGGGGGAGTCCATAAGCGCCGCTAATGCAGCCGTAAACATGAATAAGCTACTGCAAATATCGTGCGGTGCGGTGTACACCGATACTGGAGAGACAGTAGAATTTGACGTAAAGAACAGATACAAAGTATTATCCGAAGTTATCGCGGAGTCTAGCCAGAAAGTCCTGATCTTTGTGCCGTTCAAACATGTTATAGAAATCCTTGCGGATAAGCTGACCGCAGACGGTATAACAAACGCTGTTATAAACGGAAATGTCCCCGTAAATAAGCGCACTAAAACCTTTAAAGATTTTCAGACAACCTCTGATCCGCGTGTGTTAATAATACAGCCTCAGTCGGCAGCGCATGGGGTGACTTTAACCGCCGCTAACACCATCGTTTGGTGGGGGCCAGTGCCCTCGTTAGAAACGTACGCGCAAGCTAACGCCCGAGTACACCGCTCCGGTCAGAACTACCCCTGTACCATAGTACAGCTTCAAGGCTCCGCAGTAGAGAAGAGGGTGTACAGCTTGTTAGACCAAAAGATAAGCATACACACAAAAATGATAGATTTATATCAAGACATACTTGAAAGCTAAGCTTTGATGCAATACAATACGTTTTGTTACATAACAACATAACTAATAAAAGGATACAGCTATGGCTAGTGAGGGTGATATAGATCGGTACGTTAGGGTATTCGTGAAGATTCGAGACGAGAAAGCTCAAGTTGCTCGAGAAGCTAAAGAGAAGGAAGCAGTTTTAACTGAGGAACTAGACAAGATACGGCGCGCTCTTCTTGATTACTGCAAAGAAAGCGGTGTAGAGAGAGTGGGCACGGCTTCGGGGACGTTCTTTCGTAGTGTAAAAACGCGTTACAGCACTAGCGATTGGGAATCAATGCACAAGTTTATCTTGAAGCATGAGCTACCTGACTTGTTAGACAAGCGTATAAATCAAGGGAATATGCGGCAGTTCCTAGAAGAAAACCCAGAACAGCTACCTCCCGGTTTAAATGTGGACAGGGAATATGCAGTTACAGTGAGGAGGAAATAATGAGCAATATAGAGAAAAAGTACGTACCCATAGACGTTATAGCAGAGTTTCTAAGCTTAAAACCTAACACGCTTAGGACTTGGGTACGGATGGGCTTTATACCTAAAAGTACTTACATAAAAGTAGGCAACACTTATCGGTTTAATATTCCCGAAGTAGTGGAGGCGCTTAAGCAGGATGACCCTGCTAATTTAGAGTTGCGCCAAAAGAAAGAAGCCATAGATGCTTTGCCGGTGTGTGTTGATGAAGTTTCTGGTATAGACGATGACGAGTTTAGTGAGATAGCACAAACTAATTTTGATGATAATGAAGACTTATAGGGGTTAATGATGAGCGAATTACAATTAATGAATGATATGCCCGAGTCCTACAAAAGCTTACTGGCTCAACTAGAACCAGAAACAAATCTCTCTGGCGGTTCGAGTGGTAGTAGTAGTCGGCGGTTAAGTATACGTGGCGGTGTGTTCCGCAACGTAATAAACGGTAAAGAAGTTGGGGAACTTGATGCGCGTAGCTTAAAGGCTGTTATCGTAAAAGCTGCGCCTATATCTCGTATGTACTACGAAGGGCAGTATGTTGCAGGTGAGAGCAGCGCTCCCACTTGTTGGTCAGCAGATATAAACGCGCAACGTGCTTCCGATGATGTAGCAGCCGAGGCCCGTCAAGGGACTACATGCAACGAGTGTCCACAGAACATTAAAGGTTCTGGTATGGGCGAAAGTAAAGCCTGTCGGTTCCAACAACGAGTAGCGTTGCTACTAGCAGACCAAAACGGCAGGATCATATCCCGAGATATGTATATGCTATCTCTACCCGCCACTAGTATTTGGGGTGGTAGTAAAGAAAAGATGTCTATGAAGGCTTACGCCCAACACTTAGCTTCGTTTCAAGCTCCGATAGCTTCTCTAGTTACGGAAATACGTTTCGATACTGACGCCTCTACCCCGAGGTTATGCTTCAAACCTATTCGTGCTTTGGAAGAAGACGAATTACAGCTAGCCATTGAGGTGCAAAAATCAGACGAGGCAGAAAAGATTGTTGCTCTTACTGTCGGTACAAAAAATACTGACGCCGTAAGTAAAGATACAGTTAGTAAACCACTGCTATTTCAACTCCCTACTACTCCCGTTGAAGAGGCAGATACAGAAGAAGTAGAAGCTGAACCAAAAGTAAAAGTCAGCAAAAAGAAAGCGGACCCCCCAAAAGCTGAGGCTGACCTTGCAGGTCTACTAGATAAGTGGGACGACTAGTCCTACTCAAACCCTAAGAAAAAATAAAAAATGTGGCGGGGGTCTCCTTGAGGCCCTTTGCCCCCTAAAAAACGCTATGAGATATAATGATGAACACCAAAGAATTTTTAAATACGGTGTTGGGGGATCAGGGACACTACTGCGCGTTAGGACTAAGACCAAAAGATAAGAAAAAAGTACAGAAGTTTTATAGCTCTATAGGCGCGTTAGCTGATGCCGCACTGAACCTTGACGCCGAGGGGTACGATTCTTATTTTGCTTTAGGTTCGTTCTTAGACGATAAAAGCCGCACTGCTGAAAATGTAAACCTAATAAAGTGCTTCTTCCTAGACCTTGATTGTGGTGTGGATAAGCCCTACAAAGAACAAATTGATGCCCTTAAAGCACTGCATAATTTTTGTAGTGCCACAAAGATGCCTAGACCTACCCTTGTAGTTAACTCTGGGCGTGGAGTGCATGTATATTGGGTGTTGGATAAGTCTTGTCCTAAAGAGCAATGGTTATCTGTTGCTGACAAGTTGAAATTGGTCTGTGCCGAAAATAACCTAGACGCTGATGTTGCCGTAACTTCTGATGCCGCACGCGTGTTGAGAGTACCGCGCACCCACAACTATAAAAGTACGCCCCCTATGCCGGTCAGAGTTATCGGAGCTTTGGGCAATACCCTAACGTTAAAGGAGTTTGAGGAAGCACTTCCAGAAACAAGCTCGATACC